AAGATAAATATAAACTGAATATGGCAGGACTATCACATTATCAAAATTCATTATCAGCAATAAACAAATACGAACCTGTTTATTTAAACCAGTTTGAGGTTACAATTATACCTCCTTCTGCTGTAGCTGGTGGGGAGATTCTCCTTCAGCACGTTTCAAAGGCTGGCGGGCTTACTTTAGATAAAAATCCTGGTTTAGTTACTCAGAAATATAAGTTTGCTAAAAGGAACTATGCTGGAGCTAAACCTGACAACACTTACATGGATTTAAGCTTAAGCTTCACTGTTAACTTAAATGATGATAACTCGATGTATGTCTTTAAAACATTGAGACAGTGGAGTGATCTGATCTATAATCCATTAACTGGGGCAATGGGTCTTAAGAATGACTATACTGGTACTGTTGTAGTTTCGATATTCAATAAACAGGGAGACGTTTTCAGAAGGATAACATGCAGAGACTGCTATCCCACTAAGGCAATAAGTGAAATGAATCTTAATTACACATCAACTGATATATTTAAAGTAGATGATATGACTTGGGCAGTTGATTACTGGGAGGATTTATTCTTATAAAAAAATAAAAAAATAAATGGCAGGTTTACCACATTTTACAAATTCTAAAGCCGCAATAAACAACTACGAGCCGGTATATCTTAATCAATTTGAGGTTTTGCTTACGCCACCGTCGGGAATAGTAGATGCTAGCACGACTTTTAAGGGGGAATCAATTTTAGCTCAGCAGGTTAAGTCTATAACTGGTTTGGCAGTAGATATTTTAGCAAACGGAAACGTTGAACAAACTTATAAGTTTGCTCAAAGAAGATATGCTGCAGGGGAGCCAACAACGAGTGACATGACCCTAAGCATGGAATTTGAGGTCAACTTAAATGACGTAAATTCAATGAGTGTTTACAAGATACTTAGACAATGGAGTGATTTGATTTATAATCCACTAACTGGTGCTATGGGTATTAAGAGTGATTATGTTGGTTCTATGGTTATCTCCATCTTTAATAAAAGAGGAGACGTTTTCAGAAGAATTAGAATACCCTCTTGTTTTATTAGTACTGCTATTAACGATATGCAATTAGATTACGAAAATCCAGCTATCTACACTATATCTACATCATGGATATGCGATTACTGGGAAGATCTATTCATGTAAATTATATTATTGACTAAATATAGAAGGAGACGAATTAATTTGTCTCCTTTTTTGTTTTTTGTTATATAATAATAAAAAACAAGTAAATAATGGATAATAACATTTCGCCGGAAGAAATCCTTAAGAAAAAAGAAATTGCAGGAGGTATAGTCTATGATGATCCCCAACCTGTTATGCCCGAGACTAATGCGGTTTCTGCGGTGCAAGAACTATCACATAGAAGTGAACAAATTCAACAACAGGTAACCCAGCCTATGTCCAATCCAGTTCAATCCGGGATTAACCAACCATCGCTATCCTCTTTAGGTAAAGCACAAAGCGTAAATAAACCCATTTCGTTAGAAATGGGATGGAAAAATATACCGGTTGGAATATTACCATCGGAAGGTAAATATTATCCTGATGGAACTAAAATCGCTATTAGAGCTGCTGAGGTTAGAGAGATAAGGCACTTTTCCACAATTGACGAAGATGATCAATTAGATATAGAGGAAAAATTAACTCACATAATAGACAGGTGCTGTAGAATGGAATTTTATGGCGAAGGTGTAGTTTCATACAAAGATCTTAAACAAGAAGATAGATTCTTTATAATTATGGCTATTAGGGATCTTACCTTTGTTAAGGGTGAGAACTCTATTATACTTAAGACACAAAAATCATGTAACCAAACCACAGAATGTCCTTTCAATGAAGGAATAGAACTCAGAACCGGGGTACTAAGTTCTTATGAACTTGACGAAAATGTTGCTAAATATTATAGTGAAGAAAATAGAGGTTTTGTTTTCAATATTAAAAAACTTGATAAGACAATTGAGCTATACATTCCTAGTATAGGAGTAACACAGGAAATAACTTCATTTATAACAGAATGTGCTAATAAAAATATAGTGGTTGATGAGGGATTTCTTGATATAGCACCTTTCCTGTTTAGCGAATGGAGGGATCTAAATTACCAAACAATACTTTCTAGAATGAAGGAAAGCGATTATTGGACAAAGGAAGAGTTTAGCTTATATTTTGAACTTTCACAAAGGATCAAAATGGGAACAAAGTTAGAGGTAAAACAAAAGTGCCCGGTATGCGGTGATATGGAGGTCACCGCTAATATAACATTTCCCGACGGGCTCAGATCTCTTTTCGTTATTTCAAATATCTTTAGAGAACTTCTTTGATATTAAATTCAGACTATGGAATGAACATAAACTAGATCCGGAGTGGGTTGAAAGTATCCCCTTTTACGAATACCAGATATGGATAGATAAACTTAATGATTCCATTGAGGTTGAGAACGCAGATATTAAAGCACAAAGCGGATTCAAAGAGTTGTTTAGTTTCGGTAAGTAATCTTATTGAAATATATAGAAATAATACCCGAATTAAATGGCACCAGATCCTAATCAAAAATTGTTTTCCCAAATCTCCGACCTAGGTAGGAATATAAACTCATTAGCCGAGTCTATTAAGAAAAATACCGTCTCTACTGAGTTACTTGCCGCCGCAACAGATAAGTCTGAGAAGAGAGAAAAAGAATCAGCTACGAGCTCTATAAAGGCAAGTACGGACAAATCTATAAACGATAGCGTAACAGACAAGCAACTAAAAGATGTAAATAAGATGCTTAGCGCTCTTCTCGGCGAAAAAACTACTGCTAAGAATATTAAGACAGAAACAGCAAAGAAAGAATCAGAAAATAAATCCGTAAGCAATCCAAATGATCAGAATAAAAAACTGACAGAATCAAATAGCAAAGACTTTTCTAAGGTTAATCCAAAACCATCTAAAGATATTGTTATTGATAAAAAAATAAGTGCGGAAACTACAGCTAAGGAAATACAGACTAAAATTGGGCTAGATAAAAAAAGCAAACCAGAGATACCGGAAAAAGAATCTATTAAGCCAGCTAGCGAAAAGAAAGTCCCCGATATATTCTCTAAAATAGGAAAGAACGCGGAAAATGCAGCATTTGGTATAGCTGGTAAAGTTGCTGGTAATTTTGGTGTAGATAGTGCTTTAACTAAAACTGGATTAGGAATTCTTAAAAAATCTATAGATAATAAAAGAAATCAAAAAACATCAGATGATATATTCAAGAAAGATGCATCCAATGATGTTAAAAAAGAAGAAAACCAAAAAAAATCTTCAAAGTTATCAGATTTAAAAACTAAGTTAATTTCTAAAATTTCGGGGGAACCTAAAAATTTGGGAGAAGGTGAAAATCAAAAATCTGATAAAAAAAATGGAATTTTCTCTAGATTCAAAAAGAATAAACTAGAAGAAGATAGTTCTAAGAAAGAAACTAAAGGATCTTCCCTACTTTCTAAAATAGGAGGAAAGGCAGAAAATGCTTTATTTTCTGCTGCAGGTAAGACGGCAGAAAGACTTGGCGTAGCAAGTCCACTTGCTAAAAAAGGTCTTAGCGCTCTAAAGGGATCTATAGATAAAAAAGGTGGATTGGCCGAAGTCCTATCAAAAAGGAAAGAATCTAAAGCAGATCTAGGTAAAGTTGGTAAAAAGTCTGAAGAAGCACCAACAGCTAAACCTGTAAAAGGACCTACGAAAACCCCAGCTTTAGTAAATAATATCAAAAAGCTTTCCGCCTTAGCAAAGAAAGAAGCGCCAAAGGAAACAAAGGCAACAGAAACAAAGGCAACAGAAACAAAGGCAACAGAAACAAAGGCAACAGAAACAGAATCTTCTATATCTTCCGTAAAATCGACAGACAATAAGACAGGAGCTGATAAAAAATCAGAATCTTCTGAATCAAATAAAAGCGGACTGGGAAGCGATAAGGATATACAGGATATAAAAAATGCACTTACCAGAATGGCAGGTCTTCTAGAAGGTACATTAACAGTTTCTGTTTTAGATCAGCCATTTAGACCTGATTCTAGAAGGATCTAAAAAATACCCAAAAATATTTTTTTTTCTCGTGTATATTAGTTATGTTTGTAGAAATATAAACTAATGGAGTTATCTACACTATCGTGTTATGCAGGTCGAGAAATAGTTTCTGCTGATTTTGATTTCTCCAATCCAGATTTTCTTAACATAAAAAATTGGAGCGTCAAAAAAATAGGAAAAACGTTTGACATCTCGTGGGATCGTTCCGATACCATACAAAGAAGTCCTTTGTACGGGGATAATTTAAAAGCTATGAAGAATGATCTCATATATTTACAGATGGCCAAAACATGGGGAAAGAATTCACACTGTAAAAGAATGCAGGTTGGTTGTTTAATGGTAAAGGATAAATCAATAATCTCTGATGGATATAATGGATCCCCTACAGGGTTTCCTAATATCTGTGAGGACGAGAATATGGTTACCCTGCCTTACGTCCTTCATGCTGAAGCCAATGCGATAACAAAACTGGCAAAGAGTACACAGAGTTCCGATGGATCTACGATATACGTAACCCTTTCACCTTGTTTTGAATGTTCTAAATTGATAATACAGTCGGGAATAAAAAGAGTGGTTTTTTCAGAAGTTTACAGAAACCCAGAGTCTCTTCCATTTTTGATAGAGGCTGGAATAGAATTATATAGGATTAACCAATTTGACCAAATTTAAAAAATGCAAAAAGAAACCAAAGAAACCAACATCCAGGCACTAGCAGAATATTTTATTTTAAAGAAAACCGACAAGTCATTCAGAGATTTATTTAACAGACTTAAGCCAGGAGTATCTAATCATTGTTTTTTGATCCTTAAGGATATGGAGTTAGCAGAGGATGCCTTCCTTAATACAATGTCCAAGATATGGCTCAAGATAGAACAGTATAATATGGAAAGGGGTAACTTCTCTACCTGGTGTTATAACATAGCAAGAAATGAATCCCTTCTCATTATGAAATCTAGAAAAAGACTAATATCACACGAAGATGGTGATCTAGAATATTTCTCTTCTAAAAATACTATAGGCGATACCGGTGGATTTTATACTATCGAGGATGACCCAGCATATGGGTTTTTTAGTGAGGAAAATACTATTGACTCTGTTTATGAATCTGTGTTGGATGAGATCAGATCGCTACCCGAGACATATCGTGACATCATGATTGATCGCGAGATAAACTGTATGAAGTACAAGGATATAGCAGAGAAGTATGGTATTAAGAAAAGATCTATTGCCACAAGAATAAGAAGAGCTAGATGTAGGATAAGGAAAAAAATGGACGGGAACATTAATAGATAATCACAGTATAAAATATAAAGCAAAAATATGTGGTTAGCTATATTGAATTTTTTTAATGTTTATCGCGATATAAAAGTGTATCGCGATTACCTTAATGTTATAAAAAAAGAATACGAAAATTCTCCAATCTGGGTCAGGAAAGGTATGCGTATTGATTGGTTCGGAAGAATTTACACTGTAGTCAACCTGCCGCCTGAGGTTATACTATCATCAGATCTACCAAAAGAGGCAAGGCCTTCTTTTGTTATGAGCGAGATAAAACCAATCAACGATTATTTCAAAAAAATTAATATAGAAGAGCTTATAACTCTTTGGCTAGTACCAGTAAAAGATACCAACGAAGAATCATATCTAGTAGTTTATCAATACGTTTTTAGAGAATTAAGCTGGATATGGATATTTAGGTTTATTCTAGAAATCTGTTTAATATTATTTGCTATATCAAATAGAAGTTACATAATTAATTTATTTTAATGGATTCTAGATTAATAAATGCTAAAATGGAGATTGAGAGAAAGCTTGAGGTATTCAACGATAAGAGCTTTACTTTTGATGAGCCTACCCATGTATACAGATACAAAACTTCTAAGTTTGATTCAGTAACAACTTTTCTAAAAACTTTCAAAGTTCCTTTCGATAGGGAATATTGGTC